AACACCGTGATCGGCTTACCCGTCAGCAGCCGGTAGGCGAACAGGCAGACGACTGAGCGATAGTCGTGATACCGCTCGCCCGGGCCGTAGGCGTTGAAGAACCGCAGCGTCATCGTCTTGGTGCCGTAGCGGTCGGCGAAGTTTTCAACCTGCCGCTCGTTCATCCACTTGGACAGTGCGTAGTCGTTGGTTAGGCGCGGCTGCGGGTGCTCTAGCAGGTAGCGCTCGTCGATGGACTCAGCGTCGGCCTCGCCGTACACCTCAGACGAGGACGCAAAGATGTGCTTGAAGCCGCGCTCACGCTGAAGCTCAAGCACGTTGCGGGTCCCGGTGAGGTTGCTGCTGTGGACCCGCCCGTACCATTCCTCGCCGTTGATGCGCCCGAACTCAGCGGCGAGGTGGTACATAACGTCAAAGTCGCCGATGCGGTCTAGGGCGGCACGGAGTTCGCGGTAGTCGCCGACGTCGGCGCGGATGGTCTGCGACTGGCCGGTGTGCTGGAGCTCAATGCCCCAGACGTCGTGGCCGCGCTCACGCAGCTCCGCGACCAGGGGAGCGCCAATAGTGCCGGCGGATCCGGTGACAACGATCTTCATGCTGTTTCCTCCACAATTCGCCAGAACCGCTCGGGTTGCTGGGCGAGCACTGCCGCAGGGTCGCCGGGCTCCAGTCGCCCGACGAGGGAGTTGGTGACGATCTCGCAGCCAGCGAGGGTGGCCTCAATGACGACGAGTGGACAGGCGTCCCGCTCCTTCGGGAGGTGGACGAAGTATTGGGCGCGGGCCATGTGCTCCAGCACGACCTCGTGCGGGGCGTTCTCCAGCTCAACAAGCTCGACGCCCTGGCGCTGCGCCCAAATGCGGGCGTTGAGCTTCCCCTTGGCCGGGTGCTTTCTGCCAGCGAAGAGAGCGAAGGGCTCTTTATCGGCGGGGGCGACGCAGTCCGGCGGCACAGGGGAGTGGATGTAGGCGTCGGCCCGGCCGGTCCATTCGGCTTCCCAGCCCATGTGCGCGCGGCTCATGGTCAGGAACCGGGAGGCCTGCCGGAATAACTCGGCCTTGGCTGGTGTGCGGTGCTGGGCGTGCTGCACCCAGGCGATGGGCCTGAGAGCCGCTAGGAAATTCATAGAGGTTTCAGAGAGTTTGTCGGTGCCTCCGACTACTACCCGGTCGTATGTCGCGTCTGCGGCGCTCTCAGCGGCTTCGGGTTCGATGTAGGTGACCTCGACGCCGTCCGGTGCCGCGCTGACCATGTAGTCGGTATTTCGCTCGGCGCCGCCCGCGTACTTACCGGGTAGTAACGCCTCGTGCCTTTCCTCGACCCTGGGAATGTGGTGCGTGACCCAGGCGACCCTCATGGTGCGAGCAAGATGTCAAGCGCCGGCCGCCAGTATTTGTCGAAGACGACGTCGGCGTCGTACTGGGCGGCGAAGTCGATGGCCTGCTGGGAGCGGCCCCGGCCTCGCGCGTAGGCGGCCTTGAGGTTGTCGACGATGCTGGGGACTAGCGGGGTGAAGAACCAGCAGCCTTGGGCGACGTCCCATGCGGGCTGCACCTCGCAGAGCCAGCCGTCGCCGACGAGCTCGGGCTGGGCGGTCGCGTTACTGACCACGACCGGGACCCCGCAGGCCTGAGATTCAAGGCTGGGTATCCCGAATCCCTCGCCGCGTGACGGCTGCAAGAGCACATCCATCGCCGTGTAGATGGCCGCCAGGGCTTCCTTCGGGATCCCCATTCGGTACGAGTACGAGTCAGCAAAGGCGACTCGATCCATCGGCACGCCTGTCGCGGCAAGTAGCGCCCGCAGGTCCAGGCCGGCCATCGCTGGGCTCGGCTCCGTGTGGAGATAGAGCCAAGCGTCGGTGTGCTTCTGCATGAACATGCCGGCCGCGAGGAATGACTCAGCGAAAGATTTGCGGTCAACGCTTCCCTTGTTGGCGCTGACCATCCCGATGACGTAGGCGTCCTCGGGTATGCCCATCCACTTGCGCGCGGGCACCTGGCCGTCGCTGCCCTGCATCAACTCGGTCGGCTTGAAGACCTTCGTGTCAATGGCGTGCGGGACATAGAGCGCCTCGATGTCGTGGCGCTCAATGGCGTCAAGCCCGAACTGCGACATGGCAATCGGGGTGACATTCGGGCGGGCAAGCCATTGAATTACAGGGGCCGGTGCGGGGAAGTGGTCGATGGGCACCCAAGAGGCGACGCGGTCAAGTACGTCCCAGCCGGCGCCCTTGAAAACCCAGCAATCGAAGAGCGTGATGACGACGGCCTGCTGCCCAGTCGGGCGACCAAAGTCCATCGCGTAGGCGGGGATGACGTCGTTGGAGTAGACGTCAAGGCCGCGAGGGTAGACGGGAATTCCTTCCCACTCCATCGTGGAGCCCTCAAGCCCGTAGTTGGAGGCGATGGCTACTTTGTGGCCGTCTTGCTTGAGTCGGCGCGTGACTTGCTGGGTTTGCTCGCCGTACCCGGTGCTAACCCAGGGGCTATTTGACGCGAAGACGATGGCTCTTCGTGCAGCAGTCCCAGCCGGAGCAGCTGCTCCCTCTCGGGCGGCGGCACGTCGAGCGGGACTCCCCGAACGTGAACGGTTGCGAGCGTTGGAAGCTTTCGTGGCATGGGCCACCGTTTCTCCTATGTGTGCGCAGGGGGTGTGAGGGGCCCCGCCCCCTGCGCAAAGCGGGGCCCCTCACGACTTGGGTGCCTCAGATCAGGCAGTGCCGCCCGTGAAGGCGCGGACGTGCGTCGTCTGCGGCAGGTTGCCGTCGACGCGGATCTGGAAGCGGAGCGTGACCTGGCCCGTGTTGAAGGCGAAGTCGTCGCTGCGTGCCACGTCGATGCCGCCCACAGTGCGGACGTAGTACGACGGGAAGTGGCCGGCGATGACGGACTTGGCAGCGGAAGCCACCGAGGCCATTGCCGGGTTCTCGATCAGCGAGTAGCCGAGGATCGAGTCGGGCGTTCCGGGCTGGATGCTCGGCACGAAGACGTAGTCACCCGACGACGTCTTGAGCTTGCGCATCGCGCCGATGCTGGAGCCGTTCGCCATGACCCCGAAGCCGGGCAGGCGGCGGGCCGCACCGTCCAGCGAGTAGACGAGGTCGATGAGGTTGTCGGCGGTGAAGTGGCCCGTGCCCGCAGTCGCGGTCGCGGTCCCGCCGGTGACACCAGCCGAGGCCGCAGCGACGATGCCGCGGGGCTCAACCGTGCCAGTGCCCACCGTGAGGGCGTTGTTGACGGCGTAGCCAATGGCGTTGCCGGCCTGCTGGCCGAGGAAGCCGATGACGTCGATGTTGCTGTCCGCCAGGAACTCCTGCGAGACCTGAACGAGGAAGGCGTACTTGTAGGCCTTCAGCGTGGTCTTGCCGAACGCCGGGTCCGACTCATCGATGGTCGCGGCCTCAGCCTCAATGGCAGCGGTTGACCAGGAGGACAGCGAGGGGAGGACGAGGTCCTCACCGGACGCGGTGTTGAGGACGGTGACGACGCTCGGGTCAAGCATCGGGCCGACGAGGCGCGCCTGGTCGATGACCGCGTCCGAGAACGACGTGGGCACGGGGGCGTTGCTGCTCGTCTTGGCAATGTCGCGCTTCTCAAACTTGAAGGAGTGTGCACGACGCTCACCCATGAGCAGCGAGCGGAGGATGTCAGCGTCGGACTCGGCCGCAGCGGTGCGGGCCTCAACCGGGCGGACAACGTCCTCGAGGCCACGCATGGACTCGGAGATCTCGCGCTCACGCTTCTCAGCCTCGACGAGCGTGTCGATCATGGCGCGCTTCTCGTCGAGCTCCGCGAACGTGCGGTCGACGAACTCGCGCTCCTCGGCGGACAGGTCGCGGCTCTCAGCGGCGGCCTCGTCCATCTTTGCCTTTGCTGCGTGGTAGGCGGACTGGCGATCCTCCACGAGCTTCTTGAGGTACTCGGACAACTTAGTTCACCCCTTTCTGGGGTCTCGGTTTTGGAATGCGCAGGTGTTTCTTTGCGATCCCGCCGAGGCTCCTCAGAGCGGGGACCTAGCCGCGGCTCGCGCGGCCAGGAAGTCTTAGGCCTTGAAGGCCAGGTCGAGCTTGGTCTTGAGGAGGTTGATTTGGCTGGCGTCGTGCGCCACCGGCTCAACCACAGGCTCGGGCTGCGGCTCCGGCGACAACTTCGCCACCACCGCAGACAACAGGCCAGCCTGATCCATCGTCAAAGTGGCCCCGCGCTCAAGCGCCTCAAGCGCGCCATTGAGTGCGTCAGCGTCCTCGCCCGTAGCCTCGGCCAACATGTCCAGGCTGCGCACCGCGGCGCTCGTGGCTTCGTAGGCCGGAAACGTCACAATGCTGGTCTCATGCAGCCGAACCTGCTGAAGGGTGCGCTGGCTGCCGTCCTCGTTCCACTTGTCCCCGCCGCGAGGAACAGAGAAACCGAAACTCATGGAGTCGATCACGCGCGGGTTGCCTCCGGCGCCGAGCAGCACCGCGAGGTCGCGGCCGTCAGTCGTGTCCGGCAAGGTCGCCTTGACCAGCAGACCGCGGCCGTCTTCCTCAAGCGTCATCGTCTTAGACCGCGTTGACGCCAACGGGCGCGCCGCGTCGTGATTGACCAGGAGAAAGACGTTGTTGCGCGACTTCAGCGACCGGGCAAATGCGCCCGGTGCAATCGTTTCGGTAAACGGGAGAGGCGCGCTCGGTGAATTGAACACCGCGGCGTAACCCTCAAAGGTCATTCCCTCGGGGGCCTCGCGCACCTCAATGTCGTCGACCGTGAAAGTACGGGTCTCCATGGAACCTCCTGGTCGCGCCCGCCATTGGGTCGGGCTCACTGCGTTGACCCCGATTTCCTCAAGGGCTGCACGAGTCTTTGGATTGTTCTCAATCCATTCAGCAATTGTGTGGTCGCGCAGTAGGTCTTCTGCCACACCAACCTTGAAGGCCGTGGCATCTCCGCCGGGCGACAATCGGACAGAGGCATGGGGAACGTCATGCTCATCGAGCCATGCGCGCGTGGAATCCATGTCGCGCTCGTTGCGGGCAGAGACGATGTAGACCGCGTATCCGGCAGCGTCCTTGCGGCGCAGGTGGTCAATCACGCCAGTCATCGGATAGCCACTGTCTGAAATTGTGCCGTCAATGTCACTGACGACGATGCGAGACACGACTAGGCCCCATTAGACGGGTAGGCGGACTGGGGATCGTCCGGCGCGATCTGCGAGATGCCCTGCAACATGACCGAAGGCAGGCCCGTGTGAGTAATGGTTGGCAGGCCCATCGCCTGCATGGTCTCGGCCGGGTCAAAGCCAGCCGTGATGAGGCGCTGCGCCATAAGCACCTTGCGGTCCTCCGCCACGACGCCAGCGTCTTGGATGTCAATGTTCGCAAGGGGCACGCGCGGCGTATCGCCGTTATCGACAGGGCGCAGATCCATGAGTCCGCGCACGTCGTTGACCGACAGGTAGCCAGCCTGGAGGCCAGTAGAGAAGACCTGCGCCTGCGTGACAGAGTC